GCGATTATACCGAGACTTTATCATGGAAGTTTGAATTTTCTTTATTGGTTCAAACTAGATCATTAGGCTATCTCCCTCAAAGGGTAGCATTTTGGCAAGATCAAAAGTATCGAGCTTTGATCTCAAAAGTCAGGGAAAATCCTCCCATTGAAATAACCCGTGTAATTGAACACGCGGTTAAAGACGAATTTGCTACTTCGCAAATAAAATCCGGTCTATTAGATATAGATCCTGATTTCGAACCTGAATTGGTCGATGAATCCTTAGAAACTTTAAGGAATATAGATATGCCAGTCAAAATGGCAGCATCATATGATACCATATTACAAAAAGGTGGTAAACTAGAAGATTGCAGATTATTAATTAAATTCGCAATAGATAATGATGTCCGAATTCCGATCAGGGATCTCAGAACAAATAAAATTAGAAGTTTCTTTAAAGCCAACGAAACTTCTTCCTATTCAAAGATAGCGTTCTGGCTATCTTATGAACTTGCACTAGCATACATTGCAACATATTTAGGTGCTCATAAACGAACTGGACACCCGATAATGCCTTTTATAACCATAGAAGGTGGAATTCCAATATTTCCTAAAGAAAAAATAAGGAAATTTTTAAACGCAAAGGTTCTGCACATACAGGAACCTTTAAAACAAAGAAATCTGACGAAATCTACATCAGAATTCACATGGTTTTTAACTCCAGGAGGTAAAATGCTCCAAGAGATGTTAGCAAAACTACCAGAACATATGGTAGGTTTAAAATATTCAAGCGATGCTTGGAAATTCCAACAAAGGATCCACCCGAATCAAGACGGGGGATTCATATTTTCTCAAGACAAAATACTGCCTTCAGTATTCGTCTTTTCAGATTGGGTCGAAGCAACCGACAATATAAATAAGATGATTGGTTATCATCATCTTAAAGCATTAATGGAATATAGTGGGTTTCCATTAGCATATAAATTAATGATTCTAACATTAATACTTATACCTCAACCAGTAGAAGAGGTATTATTAGACTACGCCTCTGAAAAGTTCTTATTCAAAGGTTCAATTCGAAATGGTTTTATGATGGGTAATCCTATCACCAAGCCTATACTACATTTACTTCACGTCAGTGAGATAAATATCGCTAGAGATTATAACAAAGATGTTAATCATCTTTATTTTACACGGTATAAACCGAATTTGGAAGTAGTTCGAAAAGATATTTCATTAATAAACTATCTTGATAATAGATAGTGTAAGCTTTAGTCATTTCCCGT